TACTCAGAAATATTTTCTGAAAGATCCCGTGTGGGTCGTGCGTTGAACGGCAAGCCAACGTATTCGCGGGTGGGTAGCCCGATGGTGTTCTTTGGGCGTCGGCGCGTCTGTCGCTTGGGCTTGTATGTGTCAGGTCCAAAGGACTCAACGGCACCCGTAGGGACGGGCTCACGATGATCGAACGTGCGGGGGTCGCTACTGCCTTGCGAGTACCGGCTTGTGGTGCCCAGAAACTTGTGTTGATGACTGAGCTTGGATTTCCACGGCTCCGGCACACGCTCATACGGTAGAGCGCGCTTCAGAATCCGGTACGCCGACTGTACGCTGTTCGCTGTTCTTGCTCGCAGCCAGACCGCGTGGTGTTCGCGTCTGATCTTCTGGTGACCGATCAAGTAGTCACCGACATCATCTCTCCACGCCATGTGAAGCTCCTCAAAAAAGTTTTTTGCGACTCGTTGGCCGCACTCCGATCCTACGCATTAAAGCTAATATGTCAATACAATATTGTCAACACCCCCTACTACAAGGAAGAGGTGCCCCGTGGCACGTCCTCGTGCATCCGCAGATTCCACCCGTCGTTTATCATGTATTCGCGGATCGCGTTTTGGTGGGTGGTCGTTGTCCTGCTGTACTTGGTGTCGTTGAACCGGAACCGGGGACCGCACCCGTCAGCAAGCTCTGCCATAATCCATGTACTGTAAGAGTAGATGGTGCTCCCGTCCGTCCAGATGGAGTCTCCGCGCTTGCCGTATGGCTCGTCTTTAAACCAAGCGTTAAGCGTCTGGCCGCAATTCTTTCTCATGTCACTTCCTCCTCAAAAAAGTTTTTTGGGGCTCTTGGCCCCGCTTCGATCCTACGCATTAAATCTAATAGATCAATACATATATGTCAATACCCCCCACTATGTTACAACTAGCCACCCAATGAGACAGGGTTTAGAGTGGTGCATGAATAAGCCAGACACCCTAACCCCGAAACAATCCGCATTCGCCGGGTTCGTTGCCAAGGGGTTGAGCTATTCCGACGCCTACCGCAAGGCGTACCAGACCAAAGCGTCCGACGCTGCCATCAACGTCGAAGCATCCCGTATGATGAAGAAGGAAAAGATACGGAAAGCAGTCGAGGATCTGCGGGCAGACAAGAAGGAAGCCAAGACAGCACACAAGCAACTAAGCCGTAAATGGGTGCTAGAGATGCTCAAGAAGGAAGCACTAGATGACGGCAACCCACCATCCACGCGAGTGCGGGCACTAGAGCTGTTAGGTAAGGCAGAAGGTGCGTTCGATGACTCCACAAGGATGATCGTGGAGCACAGGAGCCCAGAGGATATTGAGAGCGAGTTGGAGCGTAGGTTGGGAAGATTGTTTGAGAGCTGATAGCCCTTTTAGTGAGGGGTGAAAAGCGCACCAGAGGCTCTGTCGGGCACCTGAAACGAGCACATAAGGGCTCAAAAAAGTTTTTTGGGTAAGACTGTCGCTTCTCCCTTCGACATACCTACACGTACGTAGTCGCTTCTCCCTTCGACATACCCCTACGTTATGGATCGCTACTCCCTTCGATAAACCCACACGTACTCGCTTCTCCCTTCGCTTCTCCCTTCGGTTAACCCTACAGGAATGGGGCTCCAAAAAAGTTTTTTGGGTTGGATCACAAAAAAGTTTTTTGCATAAAAAACCCCCCCGGATGAATAATCCGGAGGGGCGACAATCAAGGTACGGTACCGAGCCTAGTGGTTTATGCTACGAGGAGATCGTAGCAGAGACTGCTGACGGCTTTGTCTGCTTTGGACCCCTGCCACCTGCAAAGCTGAAGGCGGGATGCTCTGGCAGACTTGGGTTTCTTAACTCCTGCTTCAGCTTGCCAGAATCCGACAGCAGAGATTGGAGCATTGCGTCGAATTCCGACAGCTTCGCCAGAGCGGTAGTGCACTCCATTTCAGCGTTCACGACAGCGAGCTGTTCAAACTTCTTTGCCCGCAGCTTCTTTGCCGCTTTCACAGCTTCTGGCGAGACTTTCGAGTCTTTCACCATTCTTGATTGTGCCTTCTCCATTGCGTCGACAACAGCAGCGCCCTTCGGCCACTTGCCAGACTTCACAAGCTTTCCCTTCTCGTCGAAGGAAGCACGCTCACGCTCTTCGGAGATGGCCTTCCTGACTTCTGGCTCATCTCTGTAAGTGATGAGGGCGAGGAACAGATCCTTGTTTCCCCGGAACTTTGAGGCCATCCGATAAACCGGGCATGCTTTGGTCATGGAAGGCTTTATTCCCTCTTGTGCTTCGAGATAGAGACTGGTCACATCCTCCCGAGTTGGTGCCTCGGGGAGGAGCATTAGGAGCAGCGTGGGGAGCGGTGGAAGTGCTTCGAGCTGAAGCTCTTTTTTGACCCACCCCTGCAGCTGTCCAATCATCTTCTCTTTGTTCTCGATCATGGTCGTTCCTTTGCGCGCAGTGCGCGCCTTTGGCGACCCGATACCGTACCTGAATTGTCAATCAGCTTAAGGAAGGTAGTACAATCGGCAACAACTGGAAGGGGCATCTACAAAAAAGTTTTTTGGGGCACTGCTGGCGTCACATGGGACATGTATACAACCTGCATACTTATTCAGGAAATTTTTCTACCGGCCACCCCCATCGACCCCCGGTAGGGGAGGGGAGGGGTCCAGAGGCTTCGGTGCTAGTCTGCGGGGTAGGTAACTTCTGCACATTCTGGGACAACACACCCCCTTGACAAAATTCAAAAAAAAACCAAAATCTAAGGGCCTTTCCGTTAGTAAGTACTTAGTAAAAACTTAGTAATTACTTAGTAGTATATACTTAGTAAATTTACTTAGTTATATTTACTTAGTAAGTAGTTTTATTAAGGATAAAGTAGAAAGGTAGTTATTACCTAAGTAGTAATTACTATCTAAGTAGGTACTATCTATGGGAAAAAAGATTTTTTTTGTTGTCGTTGCGGCGTACCTCGCCTTTCTTTTGTCTTGTACGACCGTTACATCGCTGGAAGTTGGTGATTGTACGTTCTTTGTAAGTCCTGACGACGATTTGGTTCTCTCGTATGAGGTTGTTATGGCATGTGCTGGACTAATTGTGGTTAATATTGTCTAAGAATTACGATAGACAGTTTGGTTTGAAGGCAAGCTGGATCAGATCCTTGCCTTGTCATGCTTGTAATGCCTACCCACCCAGTGATCCTGCCCATATGAAGTCTCGTGGGGCTGGTGGTACCAGCGATCACCTTGTGCCGCTTTGCCGAATGTGTCATATAGAGCAGCATGCAAAGGGTATTAAGACTTTTTTCGCAGGATTGGGGAGTGCATCCCACTTGGACACCGCAGCCGTGTACCACAAAGAGTGGCTGGATGTCGAAGACTGGACAGACCAGTCCTATGACCTCGCCTTCTGAAGGCGATCTAAAGCCAATCGTTGTCTCAGAGGCAGTTGAGGTCATCTGGAAGGCCGTTGGGGCTTACATGGCCTCTACAGCGTCTCAGAGGGGTACTAGATCCTCCATCCGCCATCTCTATGAACCTCATGGACCGGGCAAAGTTCGATACACAGGCCCCACTGCGGAGAACATCCTAGAAGATTATTTAGCCGAACTTGGTTATAATCGTTGTAGCAGGATGTGGCTTGATTTTTCAAGGGTTGTCATTGACCATGCCGAACAACAGCGGACAGAAGATCCTGAAGTGGCCTTCTGGTGCAAAATTAACAAAGTACCTTTCCAGCCATAGCCAAGCGGACTTGCTCAAAAAGCATGCAAGGCTGTTAATGAAGGCCCAGTTGCTTTCACTGGAAGAGAGGTACGATGACGCCTCTCCATACAGGCATGCTGCCGACGATATTCTGAAGTGGTTCGAGACTGGCAATGGAACAAAGCCTTCTAAATAAGATCAAGTCTCTGCCTGACAAGGAAAAGGCAGAGCTTCTTTCTTTAGTCGAAGAGTTGAACAAGGCCAAAGACAGGGTTGCAGCCCAGTCAGACTTCTTGTCGTTCGTAAAAGTGGTATGGCCTGCGTTTATTGAGGGTGACCATCACAAGGTGATGTCAGATGCCCTTAATAGAATTGCCGATGGGTCATTAAAAAGACTTATTATCAATATGCCACCACGGCATACCAAGTCTGAGTTTGCCTCACATCTGTTTCCGGCATGGTTCCTTGGCAAATTCCCTGACAAGAAAGTAATTCAGACTGCACACACGGCAGAACTCGCGGTCGGGTTTGGGCGTAAGGTGCGTAACCTTGTGAACTCCGAAGACTACCAAGACGTTTTCAAGGATGTCTCACTTTCCTCCGACTCAAAGGCTGCTGGTCGGTGGAGCACTAACAAGAATGGTGAGTACTTCGCTATTGGTGTTGGTGGTGCCGTAACGGGTAAGGGCGCAGACGTTCTGGTTATTGATGACCCGCACTCCGAGCAGGAGGCGGCGATGAACGATCCGTCCATCTACGACAAAACCTACGAGTGGTACACATCTGGGCCTAGACAGAGGCTCCAGCCCGGAGGTGCCATTTGTATCGTGATGACCCGGTGGTCTAAACGCGATCTTACTGGGCAGATTATTAAATCGTCTGTAGAGCGTGGTGGGTCCGATGAGTGGGAAGTGATTGAGCTTCCTGCCATCCTGCCTAGCGGCTCCCCACTATGGCCGGGGTTCTGGCCCATCAACCAGCTAGAGGCATTGAAGGCAGAACTGCCTCTGTCTAAGTGGAACGCTCAGTACCAGCAGGACCCGACATCAGAAGAAGGTGCAATTGTAAAGCGGGAGTGGTGGCGCGAGTGGCCGGGAAGAAACCCCCCACCTTGTGAGTTTGTTATCCAGTCATGGGACACTGCGTTTCTTGCAAAAGAAACAGCAGACTTTAGTGCATGTACCACATGGGGCGTGTTCTATGATGACAACGGCAACTCGAATATTATATTACTAGATGCCTTACAAGAAAGATTAGAGT